AGTAGTGGTGCTATGAGTCTGACGACCTCTTTCTTTATAAAAGAAAAGCTTTCCTTCTCTATTTTTTTCACTCTGCAAAGTTATCACTTTTATTTCAGATTTCATATAACACACAGTTAATTTTTCTTAATGGACCCAGTGGTCGGAGACGGCGGCTTCTGCAGGGATAGGCAAAGATTTGCAATATATTGATGCGGCTTTTTCCATACATTCTTTAAGAATATCTGGAGTTTCTTTTATTTCTTCTTTATAAATTACATCAATTTCATCATGAACCAAAGCAGATAATTCAACATCCTTAAAATGATTATTATCTACTATCCAATTAAAAAACATAGTAGCAGCAGTTTTTAAGATTACACTTCCACTTCCCTGAGTAGGGGAATTCAAAGCATATCTTTCATATTTGCTAGATGCTTTAAAGTGCATAGACACTTCTCTAGCAACGGCATCCCCAGTACCTTTATGATATTGTCTGTAATCTTCCCAAAATTCTGGAGTAAAAGATTGCTGTCTAGCTAACCATGCATCGTGGTCCCACCAGTACATTTTATGACCACTTTCTTTACACATTAATATATATCCATGCTTCTTTACGAAATCAGCTCCTTCTTTCTTAAACTTAGCAATTCCAGGAAAACCACTAGCATATGCATTAGCAAAATTCTGTGCTTCTTCTAAGGAGCATCCCATTGCTCCCATAATAGCATATTCAGAACCTCCAAACTGTTGACTAAACTCTATACCTTTAACTGCTTTTCTTAAGTGAGGATATAGTTTCTTTATATCTTTAATAGGAGTATCTCTTGGTATCTCATCATGATATACCATATAAGCACATAGTGAATGCATATCTCCACTACCATGCAGAAACTCATTTAACATGGAAGTCTCATTATATATATCTGCTCCTAATCTACTTTCAAGAGCACTATAATCACAACTTACCCATTTATATCCTTTAGGGGCAGTAAATGAACCTCGTGTTGGGGCATCAGCGGGTAATTGCTGCATGTTAGGATAAGTACAATCTTTAGGACTTAAATTTTTATACTTGGCTAAATCATAGTTAGGTTGTTGGCTTCCACAGGACATCCTACCTGATTTAGCCCCAAGTTGTCTATAAGTAGTATGTATTCTGTCAGTTATTGGATTAATAGCATTAAGATGACCTTGGCCAAATGAAGATACTACTTTAGCATACTCTTGATAGTCAAAATATAACTTAAGAAACTCATCATTAATACCTTTTTGAGTTTTAAGATGTTTTTCAAGTACACTATCTTTATCTTCACCAGTCTTTTTATCTTTTACTTCAGTATTAAATCCTAATTCCTTAGCAATTTTAACCACTTGTGGAGATGAAGACCAATTAATAGCACATTTAGGAGTTAAGTCAAATCCATCAAATAATGAGCCTTGATTATTTATATATATATATTTTTTAAATCTTTTATCATTTATTATAAAATCATCAAGAGCTTTCTTTGCTTTTTCAAGATTCTCTTTATCCTTTTTCATTTTTTCTTTCCACTTATCTGCATCCAAGTGTATTCCACACCATTCGAGATAAGCTATAGCTGGAATAAAATTACACTCTAGTTGAACTGCTTTCTTAAGACCTTGTTTCTTTACATCCTTTAATTGTGAATTGGCTATATCTCCTAAATATGTAACATCCCCTGCTGCATACTTAATAACTTCTTCATCAAGACCTCTCCATATAATTTCGCCTCTAACTGTTTTATCAATATCGATATTTAGCCTTCTAGCTGCTATAGAGCGTAAAGAATATGATATTACACTACTAGGGTATCCTAAATGTAACAGCTGTTCAACAATCATAGTATCATATACATTTCTAGGTATAATACCATAATTATATAAGAACTGCAAATCAAACTTTATATTTTGACCTACTAGTTTCCTACTTTCTAAAATATCCTTATATAATAAAGGTGAAATTGTAGTAGTATCAACAACTATTTGATTCTCTCCTTTAATATCTCCAAACTGCATACAGAGTAGCTTACAGAGATGACTATCACGACCTTCAGTCTCGGAATCGTATTGAATAATACTCCAGGACTCCATCATTTTAATGGAGTCCTCTGGAGTTATCATTGTGTACACGTCTGAATCAAATAATTCTTTTTGCGTACTTACGAAATATATCATAATTGATATTGCTTCACATATTCATATAAAGAATCTAAGTCATAACAAATTCTATTACCTTCTTCATCGGTCGCTATATGGTCTTTACCCTCAAATAAGTACCACATTATCCAATCAATTCCATATTCATTAAAGTGACTAGCTATTAAAGTTTCAAATATTACAAAACTCTCATTATATAAAGGGGATTCACCTATTTCTATATGATGATTATCCCATAATTTATGTCCTTCGTCCAATAATACTTCTACACTTCTAACAGCCTTAATAAATAATTCTTTAGTTATCATATTCAATAATTTCTACATTAAAATTGTCGGATTCTACTTTTGTAAGTATATAATCACTTATAACTTCTTCTATTCCTTTTATGGCTTCCTCTACTGTAGGACTATCTTCTACAGAACGCATCATATCTATAAACGAAGGATCTTTTTTTAAGTTATCAATATCAACTAAAAATTCACCAGTAATTTTTGCAACAGTTTTCATATTAATATCAAGTTTCAAATGTTATATATTCTGTATCTTTTAAATTATTAAATGCGGGGATAATATCCTCTTGTAGTTTCATTAATACAAGTTCTACATCGTGAATATAATCTGCATCATAGGCTGTACTACCAAAAAAGCCATCCATAGTTGGTAATAGTTCTTTACATGTAGTAATATCATCTAATACTGCCATACATCGTTCCTCTAAATCTTTACACATTTCTTTAGTTATTTCTAGTGGAATCTGCTCCGCAATATTAAACCCCATGTCACCAAAAAATCTTACTAAGAAATTAACCTTTCGAAAATATCCTATTTCTTCTGGTTCTATATTCTTATTTCTATTTCTACGAAAGAAAAATATATCTAATCCCAATTTTAAATTTTTTATTTATTATTTACCTGTATGTCCAAATCCTCCATCTCCTCTTTCAGTTTCACTTAATTCAGTAACTTCTACGAGTTCAATTTTAGGATAAGGTAATATCATCATTTGACAAATTCTCTCACCAACTTTATAAGGGGCTAAAGCACTTATAGTATTAGCATAAGCGTTTATCACAGTGTTCTGGTCGTGAGATAATGTAAGATAAGGTGTTATAGGTAACTTATCTCTATTCTTAAATACTACTAATAGTTCTCCTCTATAACCAGAATCAAGAGTACCAGGAGCATTAGGTATATAAACATCGGTTTTAGTATTACTGCTTCGTGGTCTAAGGTCCATATAATAGCCTTCTGGAACTTCAAACGCTAAGCCTGTATGATAAATATATCTATCATTTTGTAAATCATATTCTACATCTACGGCTGTTATATCCATTCCAGCATCTCCTGGCATTGCATATGTAGGAATAACTGCATTTTCATGCAGTTTCTTGAATTTCACTTGTAATGTCTCTCTCATTAAATTTAAATTTATATTCAGAGTTTAAAGTATGAAAAGTATTATTTTCCCAATCAATAGATTGAATTGTAGAAGTATAATAATACATATCTTTGTCTTCCATGCAACAAGATATTCCTTCTCCAAATCCTGGTGTAACACCTTTCATTTTTATTACTTTTACTGTATCTAGAGGATTATTTGAGATTTTTTCAATTTTAATATCCCCCATTTTAGATTTCTTTACTGCTTCATATATAAACATGGAATCTTTTCCATATTTCTTTATAAAGTTTTCTTCAGGCATCTGCCTTATCTCCATTATCTTCAATATCATTGGATGATGGAGAGTCAAATATGTCACAGGGCGCCTTATCTTTGACATAATTTACTATATTATTAATATTACATTCATTTACTTCAGAATAAAATCCTTTTATTCCTTTTTTATTTTCGTAAACAGCTACAAATGGAATCAATCTTGCTCCAAATGAGCTTTTTATTTGACGAGCTTTTCTTTTATCACTAAATATATTCTCGTCATAAAATTCAAAACTAATAGGAAACCCTTCCAGCTCTTTGGTTAGGCTAGAAGGGTTTAACTCATTAGTTAGTAAACTATTATAAACCAATTTTATTGTCATAAGCATTTACTATAATCGCAGTCTAGACATCTTATACATCCACCTTCTCGAATTAATCTACCTCCACATTTAGGGCAAATTTCAGCACTTTCTTCTTTAGGCATATACTTACTCAATATTCTACAGATAGCAGAACTAAACGACGTTATATTCTCATTAACTTTCTTTTCGGTCTTGATAATAAACTTTAATGGAATTCCGTGCCTTAATAGAGCACTTACTAATAATGTACAAGTTCTCTGTTCTGCATTAAGAAGACTATCTAAATCATCTATGTTAATAAGATCCGAGTGGAAACTATATAATCCTTTAGCTCTTTTTGTTAATATACCTTTATGATTATTTATTTTTATTTGTTTTTCTGGCTTAAAACAGAAGGCTTCATAAGGCTTATTCTTATATAAACCAATCATAACATAAAAGATTTCTCCACCTACCTTTACAGAATAGAATTCTGCATCTAATTTTCTAGGACGCTTAGGAGCACTAATAGAAGATTCAAATCTTTCTTCCTTTTGTTTATCACTGACAGAGTTAAGAATTCCTTCCCTACATCCATCACGATATACTGTAACTCCCTTTAAACCATTTTCCCAAGCCTCCATATAGATTTTAGATATCTCTTCTTCTGTAGTTTCTTTAGGTAGATTTATAGTAGATGATATGCTGTGGGTTATAAAAGTTTGACATGTGGCCTGAGTCATAATTCTATAATGCCAATCAATGTCATGCGCTGTCGCTCCATGATATGGACTCTCTTTATAAATAGTATCCCATTTATCAAGACTCCAATTATCAATATTTTCTTCTGGGTATTTTATTCTTGCCCATTGTTTTAAGCCCTCGTGTACAACCACATATTCTGTAAATTTAACACCTAATTTATCTACATAATCTACACGATCTGTAGCAGAAGCACATTTCTTTCTTCTCTTGTAATATGGCATAAATACAGGCTCAATACCTGAAGATGTTTGAGTAAGCATTGCTACACTACCAGTTGGAGCAATAGTACTAAAAGATATATTACGTCTTCCAACTTTTAACATTCTCTTATATGTTTCAAAGTCACACTCTTTTACAAAACTTTGAAATAATGGATTCTCTTTATCAAATCCATCATACTCTTCAAATATACCTCTAGTTTCCGCCATATCAACAGTCGCCTTAAGTTCTGCTTTGAAGATAATTTCCATTACAGTCTTTATAATGGAAATAGATTCTGGAGATCCATACTTAATATTAAGTTGTGCTAACATATCAGCTAGACCTAGTATTCCAACACCTGCTCTTCTTCCTCTCTTCGAAACATCAAGAATCTTTTCCCACATTCTTTGTTCCTCTGATTCAGATTCACATACATCAATAATCCTTTTTACTGCTTCTTGCTCTAAATCTACCAAGTCATCTCCCAATTTCATTGCATAATAACCTAAATGAGCTATAACATCATAGTCTAATTCAGCTTTTTCAGTATATGGATATTTAACACATTTAGCAAGATTAATATGAATTAATCTACAGGAATCCATAGCTCCCATACCAATCTCACCACAAGGATTTGTAGAAATCATTCTAAACTCTGGATAATAACGATCTGGTGCTTTTAAATGCATCGCATCGTCAAATATTATACCTGGCTCGGCTGTATTCCAGGCACAATGAATTAATTTATTCCATAAATCACGTGCTTTAATTCGCTTGACATACTTATGATGGCCAACTTCAATAAGTTCACCTAATTTACTATTAGTTGGTATATATATAGTATCAAAGTCCAAGTCTAAAGGATATCTTTGATAATATATCTCATCATTCTTAACAGCTCTCATAAAAGCATCAGATACTTTTACAGAAATATTAGCACCTGTAACTTTCGTTAAATCTTGTTTCTTTTCTATAAATTCTTCTGCATCAGGATGATCGATAGATATAGTTAACATCAAAGCCCCTCTACGGCCGTTCATTGCGACTTCATTAGTTAATGCTGAGTTCACATCCATAAAGGATGCTGCACCAGTAGAAGTAGAAGCAGCATTATTCACTATTGCTCCTTTAGGTCTTAACTTAGACAAGTCATACCCTACTCCTCCGCGTCGCTTCATTAATTGAATTTGATAGTTTCTAATTTTCATTATTGAATTATAACTATCTTCTGGAGATTCAACTACAAAGCAATTAGATAGACTTACAGGTTTCTCTAAGCCAGCATTTGCTAATACAGAACCTCCTGGAATTATATATCCATCCTTAAATAAATTTTTAATAAAAGTAGGAGCTAATACCCAATGATCTTCTTTATAATTAGATTCTATTCTTCCAAATTCTTTGGCTAATCTTTCATAAGTATCATCTGGAGTTTGTTCATTTTCGGCCTTGTATTTATTCTCCCATACAGAAGCCGCCAACTCATCGCCATTAAAATACTCTAAAATTTTATTATTCATCTAGTTAATTTAAAGATTGAATGCCTAGAATCTTACCTGCTAATAAAGTCTTTTCTGGGATACTAAATACATCCCTACCTTTAGTTACCATATTAGTTATTTGCTGGGTCATTGCATTATATACATCATACATATTAACAGTATCACCTACTTGATAATACTCTGAGTTTTCTTCTAAGAATAAACTCTTATATGCAGATATAATATTATCAACACTTAACTTTACTGGCTGAAAACCATTATTCCAATTCATAAGAAGAGTATTATCTACCCATTTTCCTAATAATTGTTCTCTTGCTTCTACACTATTCTCAAATCTCTCTTCGTGTAGTTTAGTAAGAATAGCATTTGTTTCGTCTTTTAACTCTAAGATATGCTCCAAAGGTTTAAAATCAATAGGAGTTTCTGGATCTAAAGCTTGGATACTTAAATAAGAAGGACTAAATATGCATAAATTAGTACAAGCAGCATTAAGTGCTCCACTATAGAATTTAACCACTGGTTTTCTTACATCCAAGCCCATTACCATACCTATAACCTTATCATGGTTTTCATACATTTCCTCATCTGGCATAACTGCTTCAATATATACTCTATTATAAGTAGTATCATGGGAGCTAGTATCACCATTTTCAGTAATAGTTATTTGCTCAGGAGTTTGTACGTGTACTCTAAAATCATCTGTATAATTTGATAATCTATCTAAGAAAGGCTTTACATAATTTGCAGTCTTAAAATAAGCTTTTTTACCAATAATTGTTGGTTTACCTTCTAACAATTCTTTTACTTCAATATCCATACTATCATTCTTCCTTTTCTTCCTGCTCTTGCTGTAATTTAGCGATTTGATCTTGCAACCACGTTTTATATCTGGTTTCTATTACTTCTTTATAATTATCCCAAATTTCACGTACTTGTTCATTATCATACCTCCATTCTCTTTGTCCTTTAGCTGGCACATAAAAATGAGCAGTAAGTTCTTTTAATACTTTTTCATCTTCTTTTGTTCCGTGTTCTACGATATCTATAATTTGTGTATCAGGATTATAAGATATGTATTCTTTTAATCTAGGGTATTCACCATCAATTTTTGCTCTTTCGGACCACCCTATTTTAACTTTATCATGTCCATTACTTACTAAATATATCATTATCATTTACATTTAAGTGAGTTATCTAGTGATACTAGTTTACTCTCACTATTATTAAATAATAGAGTGGTAATATACCACTCTACTATTTATTAGCCTACAAATCTAAAGAATGTATAAGCACCTTTTTGAGTGCCTTTAGAAGGGGTATATTTGCACTCCAAAGTTTTAAGATTATTTACATCAACCTTAATTGGCATTATATAAGCATCCTCTTTTGCGCCATTAAAATACAAATCTCTAAGAGCTTTAATTGCATCACTTTTCTGCTTATAATAATGAGGGTGTAGCTGCCCACCCATAACAATTACATAATGCTTTACATAATGCCTTGCTTTAGCTGGGATATTCTTCATATTATAAGGTCTAGTACGCTTATTCTTCTTGCCATAATTTTCAATAATATACAAGCTAACATTTTCATCGTCCTTGCATTTCTTGTCGAGTTGTTCCTCCATAAATTTTTCTAAATCTGCTCCAGTGGGACAGCCAGCTTTTTGCCAAGCTATAGTACAATTAGCTCTAGAGTCTGGAAATACTACACCACTGTCCTTAGGAAATTGGTCTAGAGCATCTTTTAAGGAATAAGCTTCAAATTTTTCAACTTTTAATATTGCCATATTATTTATTAAAATTAATTAAAATGGGATCCATGTATCTAGAATTCTTTTGACTTCTGCAATCATTTCCTTATTAGATTTAAAATCTAATTTAGGTATCTCTCCTTTTATACCTTGCATAAAGTCTTCACACATTATTGCTAGTCCTCTGATAGCTGCAACATAATCGTCACAATATGATCCCTCTTTAAATACTATCTTGGCTAGCACTTCCCAACATGTAATATCTGGGTTTTTTTCTCGTAATTTTTGTGTTATATAACATACAATTGTTATAAGATTTATACGATCCTCAAAAGAACCATTGAAATTACATACGCCATAATATCTATTGTATGTAGTTTTTAGTTCTTGATAATCAGGTATCCAAGTTTCCATCTTGTATCTTATTTAATTCTACTTCGGCTGCCATTTTAAGCAGTTTAATAAACTCTTGAAATCCATTTATTATTTCAGAATCATATACTTCATATATGCCAGAGTTACATTCTGAAACTGTACTTACCACTAGCATATTAGCATTAAAGCTATTTATGTCTGTTATATTGTGGTATTTTGCAACATACTCTTTAAGCATAAAAGCATAAAGACCCATTTGTCTAGCATAATGATACTCTTTGAAACTATGCTTAAAATATTCTAATGGATGCCCAGTAGTCTTTAAATCATTTAATACTAGAGAATCTTCACTGATAGTAAAATTATCAAGTTTTCCCTTTACTTTAAGTATAACAGATTTTCCTGTTTCAGTATCAGTAGCTTTAAAGTCAAGAAATATAGCAGCTTCATTCATTGCCTTAGAATTTGCTGGATGCAAAAGTTTCATAATATTAGGATTCATTTGTAGAGATGCTACACATTGCATACAAGTCTCATAATTACGAGTATCTAGGAATATACTTTCAGCATTAAGATATTCTGGATTTTTTTCTTCCTCATATCTACTCTTTAAATATGGAGTACATTGTTCTAAGACACTATTTATTCTAGAATCTGTAAGAGACTTAGAATAATAATCTACTTTAATACATGCTTCTTTTACTTCTTCTAAAGTTGGTAATTCTTTAGTCTTTTTGTACTTCTTATATAATATGTCAGCTATGAACCCAACCTTTGCACTGGGGCGAGTTGTGTTATCAGATAATTTAAAATCTTTAGGCTGTAAAATTAATTCATGTACAGCACTTCCTAAAAATAAACTATTAGAATAGTTTGGTGTAAATCCAGCCAAATATTTTTCTACTGATCCTCCCTGGTCGGGATTTATTAAGGCTAGTTTTGAATTACTGATACAATTAGAAAACTCTTTAGAAAAATAACGTTCATCACTAATCTCAAGATATTGAACGCTATTTGGTATATATTCAATCTTTATCATACTAAATCTTTAAAGTTATAAAAATATTTCTCCATAAATTCATCATAGGCCCTACATATAGTATCATAGTCAAGAGATTCAATTCTACCTATTTCTCCCCAACTTTGATTATTAGGTGTACTATATAATAAGCAAGGCACTCCTGCTAAATTCAGCTGAATCATATTATGTATGCTATCATCAATAAAAACATCAACTTTCCCCTTTACTCTTTTTGATTTATCAACTCTGTGTCCATACATTTGATATACTGGACTATTAGGAAAACCATTATCTTTTAACCACTTTTTAGACCAAGCTTTATTATTGACTCTAGCAGTACAATATAATACTGGAACAAAATCAATTTTATTCTTTATAGGTAAAGTAATCCAAAATTGTCTATTTGTTTTTAGATCTCTAACAACATTCTTTGTTATTTGGTGTTCTTTTAGTCTACTTGGATATTTTTTTACATTATAATACTCACAATAAGACTCCCACCAATAACACAAACAGTCATCAATATCTAAACCAATCTTTAAATCTCTCATTCAAATTCATCTAAACTATATATATCCCCAATTACTATATCATATGTTTCAAATAATATACTTTTAAGTTCAGAAAAATTATCTGGATCAATTTCTTCGTTATCGATATATTTATCCATTAAAATTTTAATATATTTATCTTCTGCGGCTTTAAAGTCCTTAGCTACTACTTTATATATAATATTATCAACATCAGAGCATATTGGCAATAGATATGTATTCATATTATTTATTTTTACTAATTAATTCAAGGAAATAATCCAAAGGAATCATAGCAATAGTCCCTTCACTATTATGACCAGATGTCCCTGTTTTTTTCCAAATAACACAAAACGGCTTCTCTTTATCTGTACAAGCATCTCGTATTGCAAAGTATCTAGGTGTAGAAATAGTATTTTTTGTTTGGATATTGCACGGTAATTCACCATTTAAATCTACTACATCTATTTTATTAGCATCAGCCATCTTATTAACGGCGCGACTAGATTTACATCCTGTATATCCTATTTGTTTTAATTTATTTACTATTTCGAGTTCAAATTTATTTCCTTTACGCCTATTACGTTTGCCTATGCTTGACTTTTTAGTTTTTTCATCAGGCAGCTAATCTTTGTTTTGTGTTTTACAGTTTTTCTTTTGCATAATCAATTAATTCAAGAGTCTTTTCTCTACCAAATTTACTATAATAATCTGAAATATCTTTTGCACCATATTTTCTGGGAATCCAAAAACATTTTACTCCAAATTTCTTTCTAAATTTATTCATATTCTGAATACCAGCCAAATCATTATCGTAGAATATAACTATATTTTTAAACCTCTTATGAAGAGCTTCAAACTGCTTTTCAGTAAGAAATAAATTTTCAGAATTAGGTGCTACTGCAGTAATTCCTAAAGAATATAGACAGGCTACATCTTTTAAAGCTTTAGTTACTACTAAAACATCACCACTTGGAGGAAGCTGTTTTGCTCCTTGAAGCATAGTAGCTCGCCAATTAGATAGAAACTTTGGCTCCCTCTTCCTATGTTTAGGAAGATATATTCGCCATAGTTCCATTCCTTTGGAATTTTTCCCTCTATAATAACCATATACAGGATGTGATTTACTAGAGGTAGTAAAGATATTTCCATTTAAAAATACAGTATTACAAGAGAATATCCTAAATTTCTTTAGGATATCCTCAGTAACACCGAATTGATTCCACCATTTAAGTTCTTCTGCAGAAAAATCTTTTATTTCGACTTGTATGATAGCTTCTTGAGTCTCCTCAAATTTGTCTTCACTTACTTTTACGGATTTTCTTGTTTTAGGCCTATCAGTATGTATAAATCCAAAATCATTTCCTATGATTTTAAGGGCTTCAAAATATGAGCAATTATATTTAAACATTACAACATTTATAAAATTGCCTCTCATATCAGAACCAAAATCCTTAAATATGATATCACCTTTTTTATTTCTATAAAAAGAACACGTTGGATTTTTATCATCTCTTAAAGGAGAAACAAATAATCCTTTCCGTACAGGAACTCCTAGGTAGTAATTAAGATAAGTCTCTTGAGAATACTTACTTAATAAATATTCTTTAGTAATTGTAGGTTCTAATCTAAATATTGCCATAACTATTATTTCTTATTAGAACTACAAAATTACTAAATTATTAAAGATCATCCAACTCTAAATCGTCTGTATCTTCAGACTTGGAGTCATCTTCCAAGTCATCTGGCATTACAGTCGGTCTAGTGTTGGCAAGTGCCTCTTTTGCTTTAAGTTCACGAGCTGTAAACTTAAGTTCAGATTCTTTCTCACTAATCCAGTTATTGCTAAAGAAAGCCTCATCTGTCTTAGTATTAATTTGAACAGAATTTGGCAGTGAAGCATAGCCCCTATTATTAGCAACCACTTTGATATAAAATTCTTTATCTATACTAGAGTTAGTAGCCTTAGTAAGGACTTCTACAAGTTTATCAAATTCGGCTGGCAATTCCAAATTTAATTTGCCCTTAATCTTTTCATAATTTTCTGGTGCTACTACAGATAAGAAATGGGCTACATTAAAAATGAGTTGCTCCATAGCAGAAGGCATAACCCATTTATAAGTTCCAGTGTCTCCAGACATTCTTTCTTCGCCTTTAGCATCAGGACAGAAGAACATAGTATCAAATACACCAGACTCTCCATCAAATTTTATCTGAAACGCCTTCCAATCACGCCCTTCTTTAGACTTTCCTTCTTTAGCTTCTATACCTTTAAAGGCAACTTTAGAGATTGTAAAAGGGGCCATTCTTTGCACCGCTGTAGTATTTGCAGTTGAAATATTAAACTTCATATTTAATTAATTAATGATTCAAAATTTATATCCTTTAGTTCTGTACTTTTATCAAACTCGGCTAACCAGTCATCTAATTCATCAGAACTTTCTTGTTCATCTATATCTATTTCTTCGTCAGCATTTGGAAGTTCTATATTCTCGTCTTCCATTATTATAGGTTCAGCATCTTTACTGACTAATTTAAATAAAGTACCATCATAATATTCAATAGTAAATTCAGTACCGTATTTAGACAATACTTCATTAGCTGTACCTCTATAACTTACTGTTTTACTTTTAGTAAGCTTATTACCAGTATCCACTGATTTACATATTACAGGATACATAAAGCCATCTATTTGAGAATATTCAATATTTAGTCTATCCCCATAGGAAGCATTTAATAGTTCCATAGCAGCACTATTTAACTCATATTTATTATCCCGTAATATTAATAAAGGTTTAGTACTGGTTTCTATTTCTTCTAATATTTCAGAAGTAGTAGATAATACTTTAAAAGTATTATCTTTACCTACTTCTCCAAGAGTTGTTATTTTAATTTTCATTTCTTCAATGATGGGTAAATTCTTTCCCAATGTGAAACAAATGAACCATCTGATTGAAGCTCAGCCACTATAATTTTCTTATTAGCTAAATGCTCGGGTCTGGCTCCTGCTGTAGCGTCACCATTTGTTTCAAAATTTATACATAAATTACTATTTTCGTCTCTATAAACGAAACCAATTGCATCACTTTTAGCTGCTAATATCCTGCCAGTTTTACCTGTTAAATCTAATTCCTTAATATTACTATCTTGGGTTTCTCCCATAGTAACAATAGCCTTATCCTTAACATGCCCTACTAATATAATATTAGGTGCACACATAGCAAGTTTTTCAATAATTTTCTGCATAGCTTCTCTTAAGAAACCATAACCTGCACCGTGAGGAGCATGAAGTACATCATTATCATTAAAGTTTGATCCAAGAGGGGAGTCCTTATACATTTTAAGAGCAAGAGGTTTGGCAAATTCCTCTAATGCTGTAACTGTATCAATCGTTATAAACTTATAAGGATATGATGCTTCCTTAATAGCTTTGCATAATTCATTGAGTTCCTTGATAGTAGTAATTTTTACTTTCATAGCTTCTACATAATCAGAACCCTCTTCTAAATCCACAATAAGATTATCTTCCAAAGTGGCTAACAAAGAGGTCTTTCCAATCTTAGGAACTCCATATAGTATTAAATTTTTAGGATCTTGAGTTACTTTTGGCAATTTCTTTAAAGGTAAATCCATTAATTTATAATTTAAAAGTTGCTTTAGGAGTATCTGTTGTTTTATTAATAGTATCTTGTTTTAGTGTCCAATTAGGATTTTTATAAGTTTCATAGTCCATAATTTCTTCAGGTTTAGGAAGCTCCTTAAACCAGCCACACTCTCCATAAAATCCGACATGGTCTATTATATCGGAAGTACCAAATCTTGATTTTAAAAGAATACAAGCTAGATAATTATGTCCTATTTCTTTCATATTATATCCTTTATAACTAGCTAATTTAAATTTAAGAGGAGAATGTAGGGCTAATACTACTTGAGAATCTTCATACATAGCAGCAGAATCCTTAAAATCAGAAGCATCAGGCTCTTGTTGTCCTTGCCTTAATCTTTCAGAATTATTTGCATTTCTATTGAACTGCATAATATGAATTGGACTTATATTATATTTATTTCTTAAAGAAACAGAATATGAAGATAATAAATCCATTTCCTCTTTCTTACTTTTACCTGTACTAGCTCTTATAAGAGACATATGATCGATAATGACAGAAATTATTTGATTTTCATTCTTTGGTATATAGTATTTAGGAGTAAAAGTACCAAATCTTTCTAAGTCTTCTAATACTGTCTTTTTATACTTTTCAGCATTTAGAGTCCCTCCATGAAATATAATTCTTTCATCTAATAGATTTAAGAATGGAGTACAAGACTTAACTAATTCAAGATGTTCATCAGATAACCTACAATCATGTCCTCTGGAAAATAACTCTTTGTATGTTATTGAAACACCATATTTTTCAAATATATACATAGAAACCAGTTTAGCATAAATTTGTTCTTGAGTCATCTCCAAGTTGAACATAATAAAATATGGATCTCTGAATGTAGATACTCCATTCATATATTCCTTTAAGGGTTTATATATAAAAGAGTATAACATAAAGGTACTTTTACCTACACCACTTTGTGCAGCTATCAAATAAGATGTACCTGGAAGTAGACCATCCATATACAATTCCATTTTAGGAAGACCAATAGTTAATCCTATATTATTTCCATCTCTTCCTTTATCAATCAATTCATAAAAACGTTCTGTTCCTGTCATCATACAGATGTTAAGGTATCAAATGTTATAGTACCATTACCATCTTTCATTTCTGCAACACTCTCCCACATTTTACTCACTACAAAATCAGCTATATTCATATTAATAAGCCTACAATTATTTTCTTTAGCCCATTCTATCAACTCTAGTATCTCACGATGTTTATCTATATTCCATCCTATACTTTTGCCATAAGCGAAAAAGAATTCATCTTCTGAATTAAATTTCTTTGCAAAGTTCTTAAGTGGAGCTTCAACACCATTAATAACACAGATACTAGGATAAGTTTTCCAGAATTCATAACCAAGTTCATTACTACATTTCATGTGACCAGTTAAAAAATTCTTAGAAAAAGGGACAGTTTCAGGGTCAAATTTATCCCCTTTATCTGGGATTTTATAGGATTTTAGTATGATATTTTTATTTTGTAGTGAAACAAGTATACCTCTTAAATCACATTTAGACACTTCTAAATACTTACATAAATATTCTGAATGCCTTAACTCACTATTAGCTAATAAAAGTAATTCTATTGTAAATAACTCTTCTGCATTTAGGCTATAACGAGCCATAAGCAGTAATTTATTATCAAGTGATTTTATTTCCAATTAAATAGACTGATTGTATAGTTTCGAGCTATATCTATTTAATTGCATACAGTTTATATTCCTTTCGGAAGGTGTCTATTGCATCTTATAGCGACGAAGTAATGTGCGCTCTAAATCAATTAATTCGTCTTCAAACTTTTCCATATCATATACAGTGCTGTCTTCATAACGTTTAAACAGCAAATGCATAGCAATATATTTTATATACTTAAACATATAATTAGAATCTAAAAATCATTTGTTTAGTTTTAGTATTTATTTTAGGAGTTATCTTCTTACCTTCTAATAATAGATGTAAGTTCTCCTCGTCTATAGTAATGTATTTACTATTCCCTACACTATTTCGGAACCATTGCTCTTCTACAGTATTCTTAATAACTAAATTAAATATTTCTACAACCTTTCCTTCTTGTTGCCTAATTGCTCGGCCTATACGCTGCTTTTTAGTTGTTTTACTACTATTAGTACCTAAAATTATAGCTACTGATATAGAGGGGTCATTAAACCCTTCATTTAATCTCATGATAGAATGTACAACTCCACTATCTTGGTTAATGAATTCTTCTAAAGTAATTCTTCCCTTCTTTTTAGAATCTTTACCAGAGTAAACCTTACCATATTTTAGCTTTTCAGCCATAGCGATTGTTGCACTAAAAGTGATGCACTTTTTGTCTTGTCTATGTTCTAATATTAAATTGGTTAACTCTACTTTCTTAGGATGATTATTTATATATTTCTTCCGTTTCTGTAGGGTCCTAGTAAATCCCATAGCATGTATTAGAATTTGCTTATTTACTTCTTTAAAATTAGTACCATCAGACATTTGTTTGGCTAGAGCAGCTCGTGCTTTCCAATCAGTAGCCATCTTCATAGCTACTCCAAAATTAAAGTCAAAAAAAGAGAAATGCTCAATAAATTCTCGGTTAACCTTTTCATATTCTTCTATATCATCAGGCTCTATTAGAACCAAATACTCTCTATAATCATTTAACCAATCATTTTTGATGGATTCCTCTATTGTAACTTCATCAACAATAGGTGCATGTTGTGATAATAATCTATCCCTACCATCCAATCTTTCAAATGTAGCAGTAAGACCTAATATTATCTTATATTCTACATTCTCAAATACTGAGTATAGAGTAGGGGCAGCAACCTTATGTACTTCATCTATTACCAATAATGCACATTTATATTGATTACGTGACACATCATACATTGTATGTACTTCTGCTTTTATATTATTATCTTGTAATTCTTTATCCCATTGTATTTTTATTGCATCACTTGGTACAACAATTATAACTTTTTTATTTATATTTTTATTTTGAAACCTTTGAACAGCCTGTAAACCTATTCTAGTCTTGCCGAAACCTGTAGCGGCGACGATACTCCCGATACACTTATTCTTTATCCAATTATCAACACATTCTTTTTGTCTTTTACTGCGAGAAGAATTAGGATCAAACATTTACTCCTTTAGATTTGAGAACAAGACGTATTTGTCTCTCCCTTTCTTCCCATTGACTAATATGATATTGAACATCAGACTCAAGAGAGAATAATATCCTGTTTCGTAATACTTCCAACTGCATAGTAGATAATTCAGAATATTTCTTGCTATGTAACATAATCATAGCTCTCATTTGATCTAAAGTAAGACCTTTATAATTTATCATTACATTAATATTAGGCTTTAGATCCAAATAACCTCTAATGTAATCTACTTTACTAGTATTTTTATCTATTCTCTGTAAGTCACTCTCAGTTAGATAAATTCCTTGTTTAAGTAAGAATGTTAATGTAATATGTTGCTTAGAAAACTTTCCTAGAGTATCCAAACAAGCAGCTAATACTGTATTTATAGTTAGGGTACTAAATTCTTTTGGACAATCCCCAACAGCCATTGCTATAGAATTAGTTTTAGGATCAACAGATGGATTATTATTTAGAAATTCTCTTAAAGCAGACATAAATACAAATCTAGGAGTATCTTTGTCTTTTTCAAGCCATCTAACAAATAATTCTGCGTTACATTTATTACGCTGCTCCTTAATAATATCAAGTAAGACATATCTTCCAGGATTTTCCTTATCCTTATTATAAAGCATTGTCTCACAATGTTTATAAAAAGTTAAAAGTTCTTCAGGAGTACAATCCTTTAATTTCTTTTCTTCCTGAAATACTTCACCATCCTTGATAACTTTCTTACCTTTCCAAACAAAAGAATTTATATCATTTTCCTTTTTACTAAGGGCTTCTTCGTATCTTTCTTTAATCATGTTTTAATCATAACATATCATATTTTTAACATAATATCTAGTTTTTTAAATATTATCTATTTTACATTCCACAGCTGATGAATTAAAGTACTATTTCTTTTGTAGGAGTTTGCTCTTTAATAAATTCTAAAAAGTGAATATTAGTATATTTATAAGGAATATTAGTATCTGAAACACTATCATACCAACTATCTATACCGCCTTCTACTTCTCTAAATTTAAGAAAGCCGACATCTCCTATATTTAATTCATCACATTGCCAGTTAGGAAATCTAGTACACATTACATATTTATCATATAACTTATCAAAATCTAAGTTTTCAAAAACATATACTATATATCCTCCTGGCTCATTGTGTTGTGCCAACAGTTTTGCTTTTTGTGTCCGTATATTCTTTACACCCATACTTAGCGAAATCACATGACAATGTATCTATGCCATAGAAGCAAGGGTATCTTTTACATTCTTTACATGTTCTATAAGGGAATTTGTATATAATACCCGAAGGGTCTCTTGGCTTATCTTTTCTCATTTAAAGATTAATAATATAGCCAAAGTAGCACTAAGAGTAATTCCCCCTATACTTACCCATTTTAAAATTTTTTGCTTTGACCTAATACCTTTTAATTCTTTATCTTGTATTAAAAGTTTTTCATGGGCCATATCAGCGTAATTCTTATACTCAGTTAATTTTAATTCATTTAAAGCTTCAGCTTTTTGATAATTATCAACCAAACTTTGATAATTTGTAATTTGAGTATTTAATTCAATATTCTCAGCTTTTAACTTTTTATGTTCAGCAAATATTAAATTAGTTTCCTTTAGTTGCTGACTGGTTATAACTACTAGAGAATCGTTTAAAATTTTCGGATAAGTAGTCTGTGAAAAACTTACTATCACTGTCGGCAGACTGATTAATAATAGTATTAAAATCCTTTTCATACTGTAACTCTATTAAACCTATGTTCTGCTTACTGCTGTCAATATTACTAAATATTGTATCTCTTTGAATTTTAAGTGAATCAATTTTAATGTTAAGAGAATCTACTCTATGAACCATATCATCATATGGATCATTTTCTATTTTATGAGTAGAACACTTCCTCCAGAAAAAGAATCCAGTTATAATTAAAATTATACAGATACTAAGTAATATTAATTTATTTTCCTTTGTCATTGTAAATGAACTATAGCATCTTGAATAGCTAACCAATCTGTACTCAATTCTGCTATCTGATTAACTGTTCTAGCTAATTCCATCTCTTCGAGTTGTTCTCTAATCATTATATATATAAAATCTATGGCTAACAAATCATTTTCTTTTTCAGCTTGGGCGTGTAATTTATAAAAAGCTTCGGTAGTTTCATTTTCTGCCTTCTGAAATATTTCAAGAGGTTTCTTAAAATTACCATCTTCCATTACTTCCTTTACTGGAATCATACTGTAACTATGAAGTCTATATCCTCTAGCTTTAAGAAAATTCTCAATAAGTTCAGCATGATCTAACTCTTCCTTTGCATGATTTTTAAAGAATCCCGCTAGTCCTTCTAAACCAAAATAAGAATAAAAGTTAGACATATAATTATAAAGATTAGAGTTATATAACTCACTATTAATCTGATTTTCTAATGCAGTTAATATATCTGCTTTAATATCTGTAGTTTTAGGAGTAGCATCTACTTTTTCTTCAACCAATTCTTCGTCATTACTGTAAATTCTCATTTTTTATTTCAAAATTACTAAATTTTCTTCAATTTAAGGTGATTTAAAAGTTTAATAAAAGTTAAAGTCTAAAGTTAGTAATCCCTTTAGATACAGATTTTACTACTGCTCCACGAGCCAGTCTATCTGCCATTTCATTATATTCAACATTGCAATGCCCTTTAACTAAAACAAACTTTACTGAAGAATGTCTATCAATAGCTTCGTCTAATCTTTTCCATAGATCAGAATTAGACTTCTCTTTGCTTTTCCATCCTTCATTGTAAGTATTTACTACATATGCAGAATCACTGTATACAGTTACATTACTACTTACTTTAATTGTATTTAAAGCCTGTAATACTGCCATCTGTTCCATTCTATTATTAGTAGTATTCTTAAAGGGTTTAGCAAATTGAGCAACTATTTGATCCTTATCATTTAATATGACAAAGCCTATTCCCCCAGTATTTTTCTGAAAGGAATAGGCTCCATCTGTATATATAGTATAGGAATTCATATTATTTATATAAATCTCTAATATGATCAGTTTCTTTAATAGATAAATTTGTAAACTTATGCAGAGAATCAATTAATGTAATTTCTTTATTTTTATAATAAATTATAATATCTGCTAATATAGATGTAATATAGCAGAAAGCTTTATCATCACATATTGATTCAGTAATACGTTCTGCTTTTATCTTGTCATAAGTATCACCTTCCTTAAGTGTTATCTTAGAAGAAAATTGTTTTCTCACATATAAAGTATTAGCATTATTCATAAATGCTGCCTTAGAATACTTCTGTTCTAACAATTCTTTTAGATTTTCCGTATCAACATTATCGATAGTAAATACTACCCATTTTTTGCACACTGTAATCTTGTCATTACCAAAAAATTGTTTGTCTAATTGGTGCATTTTAATCTTTGGTAATTCTTCTGGATTTTCTTTTAACATAATTTTAATTTTTTAAATAAAAAAATCTCCGTTAAAATTAACGGAGATTGTAATTATACAAATAACATTCTAAAAATTTGACCACCTTCTTTTTCAAAGAGTACGTCATTTGCTCCAATTACTTGGTTTCTTATACCTTTTAGATATAAAGCATGTCTATTCCAAAAATCATTGTCCATTTTAAAGCGTCTTCTAGTCATGTCTCTAAATAAAGCATAAGCTTGCTCATCAGTTATATTTGGACTATTATTAATGATATCATTATAAATATCAATTAACTTTCTTCCATTACCAAGACCTGCATCACGATTTAATCTCTCCATTATATGATTTTCATCTACTGTATAATCTTCTCTAAACCTATTATTTCTAGCAAATTGATTAGCAAGATTTCCCCAAGTTTTATCTCCAGCATATTTTCTAAAGAATTGGGCTCCCCTATACCTTTTGTCTCTACTATTTAAAGCCTCATTTAAATAATTCTTATCCATTGCTGCATCACCTGCTCCATTTATATCCTTCCAATCTTTAACGGCGTCGTATGCTGCATATCTATTCATATTATCGATAGAAGCATAACCTCTACGTAATTGCTCATAAAAAGGTTTACCTTCAGCAGTAGCGGCATATTGGCCCAATAGAGCTGCGGCACGCCTAACATCATCAGCATTTCCTGTGAATCGATTGTTATCAAATAAGGATTTTCCAGCGTTAGTATTAATGTAGTTTATAGCATTCTGTGCACCCTATAATTGAGCAAGAATATTTAACTCTTCTTCTGTATCAATATCACCATAAATATTTCCTAAACTTCGTATGTTTTCAGCATTTCGTGCCCAAGGATTTTTAGCATTACTCCATTCACTATAAGTATAAGCACCATAATTAGGAGCAATTGCGGGAGCAGTTTTATCATTTAAATGAAGATAGCTACCTGTTGGAGTTGGTGTACTAGTAGCAGAAGTAGAACCAAGCCCAGGGTTATATCTATAAAATATATTAATGGCGTTTAAATCCGCAGTTTGAGTATTACCGTCCTCATCTACATATGTATATTTACCCCATCCATTATTTTGACCAGGTGTTACAAACTCTGGATTTATGCGAATATATTTATCGCCAACCTTTAAATACATATCGTTATAATCATCATCGTCGCCATATCTCTTTATCATTTCATTCCATCGCTTTCCCTTTATGCCTTTATAAGCACTAAAAAGCCAAGGATCGTAATATTTATTATTGCCGTTATATGCTATAGGATCGTTTATATTAATTCTCTTAAAGTCGCTTGGTGATACTCCCTATAAAAATTTTTCGTTATTATTAGTAACTGTTGCCATAATTTAATTATTTTATTTCGTTTGTGTATTGTAACTTCTATTTATTCTATATAATGAATTTAAGTAAGTAGAAACTAAGCTAGATATTGCAGTATCATTTAATTTAGTTTCATTAACTATAGTATTTGCTATCTGATTTGGGTTTAATTCTGTAGTTTTATCTTTACTCTATTCTTTTTGTGTTCCTAATATATCATCAAGAAAATCAAAACTTCTAGTAGAAGTAGTAGAATCAGTATCTGTAATAGGAGCTGATGAACTATCTGAACTATTTAAGCTGCCAGAATTACTTGAATCATTTGAACTATCTGAATTACTTAAGACCTATTTTATTCGATCCCTACTATCGGAAGGTATTTGCATAAGCCAAGATTTCTCAGAAGATTTTTCAATTGATTTAGATTTTTTAAAAGGTTCCAAATTAGTCCATTTAAAAGAATCTAAATCAATTATTGACTTAGATCCTTTAGTTAATTTGTTATACTAATCTAATGTATTAGCATAAAGAACTCCCTATAAAGGATTAGCAAATACAGTATTATGAGGATTATCAGTCTATGGGTTTTTTATTACTGTACTTGATCCAGTAGCATAGTTGTATTCAATCAAATCTCCTTTATGATATTCTTTACCTTTCAATGTAAAATCAAAAGGAATTTTACCTATAAAAGTATTAAATGCATAAGGAGCAGATGTTTTATTACTACGTATTAAAGTAATCTACTTGGAACCTGTAGGTATATTTTTATTTTTATTAAATATTGTAAATATACAATTATTATTCTTATCAAGAGAAAAAACATAATGTTCAAATTCTCTTTTGCTATTTTTACTCATTTTAATATTATAAATATATTTATTATTAGTATCTCGGCTGAGAATCATACTCAGATTATAGTACAGGGAGGGGGACTCGAACCCCCTTACTGACGTCAATTTAGAAAATTGATGCGAGTATCCATTACGTATTATCCCTGTTCGAAGGCCTCCTCGGGTGCGCTGTTCTTATGAGAAGCGTAGGAGGTCATATTTTAAAACTTATTTAAAGCGTAAAGTTAGGTCCTTTACTTGCTTTATAATATTTATTATCTTTAGATAAACCTTCTTCAATGATTTGTTCAAGAATAATGTTTCTATCATCAATAGGCATTCCCTTAAATAGAGATACATTCATGATGTCACACAGACTCATATCAGTCTTCTCCAGCAGAGTGATTCTTTGCATAGTTCGATATGAACATAAACATTCAATGCCACACTTTTCTGTGGTTTCTCTAAATTTATGTACAAAGTTAATCAATTCTGTGTTATTTTCACAAATATTTTCCTCAATTTTTTGTGAATAGTCAATTTCTACCAATGCAAATCTATCCAAAGATGCTGCATCAATACAATATCTACCAGTATAGTTATTATCAGCACCTTTACCTACAGTATTACCTGCGGCAATTACTCTAAAATTCTCATGAGCTTCTACTCTGCCTGTAGGAAAATCGAAATAACCATTGGCAATAGCAGCATTAAGAATAACCAATACTTCAGGAACTGAAGCATCCATCTCATCCAAGAAAAATACTCCTCCCTTAGTAAATGCATCATAGAACTGAGTCTTCTGATAATTACCATGAGCATCAATAAATCCAGTTAAACGATACTCTTGGGTTACAGCATTAGTAAAATAGAATTCAAAACCAAGAGCATCAGCAACTTGCTTACAAATAATATTCTTACCAGTTCCACTCTTACCAGTCATAAATACAGGAATGCCAAGATTAACCATGTTTAAAATCTCATCAAATTTTTCATGAGTTACTCCTTCTATTTTTCTAGTTTCAGTAGGAGTTTTGATCTCATGAATCTGAGGTAATACTCCATAAATTTCAATAAGTTTCTTGGTTAATTCAGGCTTAATAGTCTCTACAATAGCATCAATACCGTCCCCAACAACAGTATCAATAATAGTCTTTTGAATAGCTTCTACTACTTTACTAGCAGAAGTAGTGTTTTTACCTTTTGGGGTTTTAATTCCAGCTGAAATCTCTTGTTTAATTTCATCTACAGTTTTCATCTATCTACAATCTTTTTACAATTTAAATATTTTAATAATTCTTCAATATCATAATTATGCTCTCTAATCCAATAGTTACTTACTACAAAGTTATCGTCTTTTTTGAGATATTTAACTATTTTATCTGAGTTTGTAATACTTCTTCCATAACCAATTATCCAATCTCCTTTTTTTATAAATGGATTTGTTTCAATCCATTTAAATCCTATTCTTCTTAACATAGAAGGATGAGTTATAGGAAAACAAATCTTTAAAAGATCAAGTCTTTGGCCATAATTTTTAAGGTTAACTGTAGGAAAAGCAACTTCACTACTTTCTTCTGCCGCTACAAAAGCTAAATCAAGTTTTACTTGAATACCGTTAGCTTCTATAATATTTACAGCAGTTAACATTGCTACTCCTGCATCAATAAAAAAGTCAGAGTTTTCACAACAATTACCACTATTTGTATAAACAATATGCATAGTTTTTTGTTTTTGTGGTATTTTATGTACATTAATCATACTATTTGGAATATTTTGTATAGCATTTGGTACATGTGGGATATAGCCAACAATATCTGAATGAGGAGCGTTTTTACTTACTACTTGAAATTTATTATATTTTTTAGAAGTCACCCTCATCTGTTGTTTGATTTTATCAAGATGTTCTTTATATCCAAATGTTATTAGCTGTTTAGCATTATCATAATCACAAGTACAATACCATGTACCATCTTTTCTTTCTTTGTCTTCGCTACTTAATGAGCGGCCCTTAAATACTTCATTAGGTTTTCTACAGTCTAAAGTTTTAAGTAAGTTATTTACACTTGGGAATTCTTCAGTATATACGTTCATTTTTTATTTTATTTCATAAATCTTGATATTATATAAATTATAATACAAATAACAAATATTTGCCAAAATTTTAAAATAATCCAACCAAAGCTTGCAGCTAGAGCATTATATAATACTAATAATATTCCAGCAACAGCAGCATTAATAGTTAATGATAAAAGAACTAGTCCTATTAGTGCTATTAAACATTTCAAGCAAGAATATTTTTCTTCATTCATAATACCTTTATTTATAATATGTATTAATCTCTATACCTAGCATCACCATGATTGATAATACCTAAACCAGACACATCGTTATTAATTTCTTTAGCTTTAGGTGATTCTTCGTATTCAATAGTACACAAAGACCTAGCTACCTTATATAGACTCTCTAGCTCTTTTAATTTTTCTTCTTCTTTAAAGATAGTTTGTCTTAAATTCCAAATACTATCTTGCAGAGCTTTAATAGAAGTATTCAATTGGATAACATACTCCTCAAAATTTTCCCCAGTTATCATGGGATACAAAGATTTAACTTTCTTTATTTTCATTATATTATTGCTTTATAGCCACACCTACTACATTTATACTTATAGATATAATAATACCTATTTCGCATTCCTGTAGCATGTGGACGTAAAATTTTACCACATTTAGGGCATCTTATAGATGCTCGTTTATTTCTCTGATGTTTAGTCCAATAGACAAGCAGCCCTAGCAGGGACCATCCTACTAGGGCTATAATTAAATTTTTCATCATTTTATAGTTTTACCCTCCAAAAGCTACCTTATATGCCTTATCTAGAGTTTCTCTAGATAACGTACTCCCTGTTTCATGTTTAGCTGTTAGAGCTACAAATGAACATAAAGTCCATTTATCATCAGTATTAAGTTTATCAGCTGGAGAAATTCCTAATTGTTTACACTTCTAAGTAACTCCATGAAGTCGCAGAGCGGTAAGACCAATAGGTTCATTTCTATTATAATAACGTCGCATACCATTATCCATTTGAGCTACATTCTTTTTACCATATTTTCTCCTGTATAAACGCATAGCACTAGCTATACCATCTATTACATTATCAAATACAGCTGCTCCTTGTCCATCCCCCATTGTAGCTTTTCCACTTACTCCAAGAGAATCATTAGAAGCTGATATGTTACAAGGATTATTATTTCTACCACCAGCAGTATTTTTATTTATATAAGTTTTAGCATTATTTGAAACTAAATCAAAAGTCTTATAGTTAGTACTATTATCATTTAATAATTGCTCATACTAGTCATAGTCTATTATTGGGCGTGTAGTGATTTTTCTTAAATCATAGGTTTTAATCCCCTTGTATGGAGTAGTATTAGCATAAGGATATTTGCCTTCAGCTAGTTTTTTTCCAGTAATACTAGAGCCTCCTGGCGGAAGTTTAGAAATCATATTAGAAGTATCATTACTAAAGCCTTGAGTTTCTACTTGATCCTACATACTGGTGTCGGTAGAAAGCATATCAGAAAGATCTATAGATTTATTTTTAAGATCATTAAATAAATCTGAAATATTAGTGTACTAAAAATTTCCTTGTGCAGAAGTACCAATAGAACTATCAAGTTCTTGTAAATCAGTCTCATCATCTAAATCGAGACCCCAGGAACTAGGAGGATTCCAGAACATACCGTATTTAGCTTTTCTTATAAGTTTAGTCATAATTTATTTAGTTAAAAATAGAACCTCTTGAAGGATTCGAACCTTCATTTCTATATCTAGTGTACTGCCTTTATACTAAAGAGGCACCTTATACGCTTTAGGTTTTATTTATACTAATTACTTAACAACTAATGTAGAATCAGCAGAAATTGAATCGACTACAATTTTCTCTGTCATAATAGAATCAGTATTAAGAGAATCACTATCGCACTTATTACTAGTAGTACCCCAATTACGGCAAGAACCACAAGCTATAGCTATAGCAGTAATCATAATAAATATAAATTTCTTCATAAATCAAAAAAATTAAAATTAAAACTTTAGCATACAAAATGCTTTATCTTATATATGGCACGTTCAAATAATCTAATTATATATTTATATAAATATACAAGTGCAAATTTAAGTCTATTTTTCGTATAAACCAAATATTGAACCTTAGAATTTCCACCTGGGAGAACATTATATCCATTAGGAATCATAGTATCAAATGCTTTAATATATTGTTTCTCTAAAGCATTTAGTGCTTTATGAACATCCCTAGATGGACCAGATATTCGTTCAAGTACGGTATATTCAAAATTAAATATACCGTACTTACGAATAGCTTTATCAATACGCTGTTTATTATTAGTCAAATGTTCTTTAAACCTTTGCTTTTCTCGGACTGTTTGACCTATATATATTTTACCATTAATTTTATTAGTAAAACAATATATAATACCTTCAATCATAGTTTTCTTCTAGTTTTCCTTACCCGCTTCTCTCTTCGTTGAATTTCACGAATCAGTTTATTATTTAAAATGCGGACTGCATTATATACTCTATTATAATTACTTTCAAATTCAGTACCTTTAAGTCTTAAGCCAAGACTTTGTAATTCATTATTACCAGCTCTATATAATTCAGCTTGAGCCTGTTTTAAATTATAATCATCAATCATTTTCTTCTTCTTCTAATTGATATTCATCACCCCATTCAGAGTCGTCTGGAATTTCAATATCTTTATCAAATACTTCTTTCCAAGCCTCTTTAACTGTATTTCTATTACTATTAGGACTATGAAATACTACTCCTCCTCTAAATTGATTCTCCTCACGAAGACCAAATTTATAATAATGTTTAGCTTTATCTATATAATCTTCTATATTACTATATACTTGGTCAAGAACTTTGTCATCTTTTATTATTTCTTTTAAAGAATCTTTTAAAGAAGGTAAATGTTTGTAATTTCTACTATAATGACCCTCTGCGTCTTTTTCATATACTTCGGTTACGCAAGAATTATTTACATTATTAATATACTCCAATAAGACATCTATATAAGTTTGCCATATAAAATTAATACCAAATGCATCACAGAAATTGTTAACAACCATAGTTTGGAATCTTGCAGGACAATAATAAAAGTCTAAAGGGTATAAATACCTCTTACCATTCTTACCTATCATATTGAAAGCTTCTCTAGGATCATCTCCTTTATATTCCTCTCGAATTTTCTTACATTTAGGAATAATATCTTCCATAAAGTTTACTTCTGGATAGCTCATATTATACAATAATGCTATAGTATTATCTACATTATCAGCTATAACATCACTTCTGTTCTTATATTTAAATATATATTTCATATTAGCTATTTTTTAATGTTTCATACTTTTTCATAATATCAGGCATTTCAAGAGACCATCTTTCAAAGATTTTTATTTTTCTTTCTAAGAAGGCTAATTGGACATCTTTATTAAGACGAAGTCTTTTCTCTTCTAGAGCAACAATTTCATCATAAGTAAACATATTATATTCTACACATAACTTACCAAATGAAGTTAGAGATTTAGACTCCATATTATATAAACCATATGATCTATTCTCTAAAATTGTTTTTGAACTAGGACTATAAAATAATTCACCACTCTCATCTTCTGCAATACGCATTATAAGATAGTCTTTTTTATTCCCTTTACTTAAGAATAAAACATATCCATTTAAATCAGCTGGTCCAGACAAATCTATATTTGCATCTATTACCCATCCAGCTAACTCACTTAATTTTTTCATTTTAATTCAGCATTTAAAGTATCTTTAATTTTTTGACAGCTTTCACTGTCTTTTCCTCCAATATGCCAGATTATATCCTCTTTCTTCTTAATTTTACGATATTCTTTCCAATCGTAAATATAACCTTTCACACCATCAATAGTTTCCACTGCCCATTCAAATTGAGTTTTTTCATCTTTATCTTCATTCTCATAAGTAGGTGGACCAAGTACTTTCTTCAATTTATTATAGGAGGTTATTATAGTATAACCATGAAAACTAGTACCTATAATATCACTTTCACATATTTTAATTTGTTTCATAGTTTAAAATAAATCTTCTAATTCTTTAGGAACCTCTGGAGCATGTTTAATTTCCCATCCTAACCAAATAAAACCTAATAGCCATATAATTCCTATTATTAATAATCCCATATTCCAAAATATTTAATAATTTTTATCCATCTCTATCACTAATATCCTTTGAAGAGATAAGCAATAATTCATCTATACCCCAATGATCTCGACGAATTTTACATCTTGCTTCATTTTCATTTTCAGCATCAACCCAAACCTTGTCACCATCTTCATCTCCGTTTTGATATATCCTAAAATAAAATCTTTTCATATTACATAATTTATTGTTATTTTAACTATTTTATCTTTTAAAGTGCATCTACTAAATAACGATTGATACCAATGTCCATCTAATTCACTCCCTTTAGATTTATAATCAAAATTATGATGAAATTCATTACTCAATTCTCTCTTAAAGTCTTCACCCATATTAGGCATAGCTAAATCAACTATATGTTTTCTATGAATTGGACTTAAAGAATTCCAGAACTTTTTAGTAATCATTATTTTTATTTTCTAATAACATTATATACCCATCCAACATCATTAAAGTCAACATACAGCTGTGATGTACCATCTCGTGCAATACGAAGGCGAATCATACCTTTGTCATAATCCTGGTCAAGAACATAATAACCTTGCTGTTGACCTCCTTCATTATCTGTATATGTCCCAGCATTCTCATAAATTGCATATGCCTGTGTTCTATTACTATAAATCACGATGACGTCATCATCTATTTTAAACTCAATATCAACATTGCATTTCTGGAAATTTGACCAGCCTTGTGAGTTATTCCTATTATAGTTGTCTTTGTACTTAACAGCATAACTATAACCAGTGAACCAAATACTTTTTGCTTCAGCAGATAATACTCCTAAACTAATTAATAGTATTATTAATATCTTTTTCATATTATATATAATTTAATTCTTAATTATAAATTCTTACTTCTCTTACGTTTTGCTTACACCATTCACCAAAATCTTTGGCAATTTGCTCTAGCTCATCAATACTTCTTTCAGGGAATTGTAATGATAAGTCCATTCTTTCATTACTACTTCTTCCAAACATTATAACTGGTTCAAAAGATAAATAATTGTCCCTATCAGGCAATCTATCTCTAAATTCCCACAAAGACCAAGGTCTAAATAATAACTGGGTTAATACTAACCTATCTCCGTATTTATCTCTTGTTTCATCTATTACTTTATAATAGTAATAAAATAAACCACTATAACCAGGCTTATACAAGTCTTTCATTTTAAAGTTTCTTCTATAACCCTTCTTATAGAGTTCTTTGCAAGTTTTAAGAAATTCTTTTTTGTTCATACTATGTTATCTTTTTTATTAAATTTTTTAAATAAGTACTTATACGATTTATTAGTGTATTGTTAGTAGGACTTGCTTTATTTATTATAGCGTTATTTACTATTGCACTTATACCAGCGGTCATCATTTCACCCCTTACTTCAATAATTTGCCGTTTATGAACATCTATCAGTCGATCCTTGCATTCTTTCAGATGTTTATATTCATTGATAGGAATTTCAATAATCTGTTCATTACACTCACTTACTTTCATTGCTGTTCCCTTTCTCTTTGTTAAATTCTTCAAGTATACCACAGTATTGCTGTCCGAGCCAACCTATCATATACGCATAAGCCTCATCATCTTCTGTGTGCTCAACTCCTCTATCTTTGAGAATACTATCAGCAGTATGATATATCTCATGTAAATAGTAAGTAGGATAATTTGCATCTTTTATAATCGTAACATATCCATCGTTATTTAATAATGTTATAACACTACCACCACAAGCATCACTTAAAATTTCATCAGATACTTCTTTTATATCTTCCTCGTAAAGTTTATCCTTGTTTATTTCCTCACTACAAAATTTTATCCATTCTTCATTTGTAGTTTCGAGAAGGAAAAGTACATTAGTGTTATAAATTGGTACTTCTAATAGTTTAATCATTACTTATCTCTTTTCTTCAGTTCATTGGCAATGGCACAAGCCTCCTCATAAGTCAACTCGGGGTTTTCTTCAAGTGCCTTTACAACAGCCTTTCCTTCTTCGGTAAGGCAGAACACTGCATCTGGGTCGGCAGCACATTGTACAACATTCAAAAAGTTCATCAGCTCATCGCCGCTTGAACACATCGCCTCAATCTCAAGCTCCTCGCACCTTGCGAGTAGTCCCTTTTGATAGAGGTCTATGCTTATCTCAGCTATCTTTTTATTCATTCTTCGCCTCCTTTCGTAATCTTGTCGAGAATCCAGTTAAGGATTTTCGGCAGTTCGCAAAACAAGTCTATCGCAAAATACAGGCACATGAGATAGAATATTATCTCCCAGCCACCAGTAAGAATTATGGTCGCTATCACGGCTCACCTCCTTTCTCATTGACTGTTGCATTTTTTGCAACAGTCGGTGCTTCTGGCATTGGCATCCAGTGGGTGACACCTTTAAGTTCTTCATCACCATCATACCAGCCATACCAACCTCCCCATGTGCTATACAGCCAACGGGCAGATGTACGATATTTACCGTTTGTAACAATGACCGTATCTGAACATTTCATATTATCATCCGAATGCTTTAGTTTCGGTTTCTGGACTTTCACGCTTATCCAATGAGACTTTGTCACCTCATCGTAGAGGTCTTCCAAGTATGCCCTCTCTGCATTACTTGTGCCACACATTATTTCATCAATACGCTCTATAAATTCTTCTCTTGTCATAATTTACTGTTATTTATTGATACGAATATATAGGTCATATAATTCTTGTTCCGAGAACTTATCCCAGCACAAACTATATGGACTATGCCATTCAAATGTGTACGCAAATCCGCCTGTATAACTGCCTAAGCCCATATTTTTGAGTTCAAAGATAGTCTCGTAGTCAAGACTACAAACATCTCTTAAAAGATGAATAATATCTTTCTTTGTTAACTCTATAGTCATATCATTTATTTTCTTAATTCTTGCAATTAAATTAACTTACTAAATGTGTCAGTGATGTAAACCAAATCTTCAGTTGTAATACGGCTCAAGTCAAGTCCTTCCTCATCTTCCACATTGAACTCCAATTCGTCTTTATCATTCAACACAATAGAGAGCAAAGGGCAAACTGCTGAACTTGCATATTCGGGATGATTACCTCCGTCATAGGCTATGGCAATACTATCAAGCAGTTCATCATCATCATTATCGATAATCTTACCACCTTTACTTCGCACAATCTTCTTGAGGTATGCCGAGGCAATCTCTCTCACTTCACCAATAGCTTTATAGTAATTCTGTGATGATTTATTAAATAATTCTTTAATCTTATTGTCGGCATTAAGAGACTTAGGCTCAATCTTTTTCAATTCTTTCTTTTCACTGTCCCATTCGTATCCTGCTTCTTTCGTTTTTTCAAAAAGAATAGTACGTACGTCTATAGTCGCAGGACAAGCGTCAGATGGAATTTTAATTAAACCGTCTGTAGCAATATTTTTTGTTGCATAATTCATATTTACACCGACATGATAATGTTCGTTATCTTTGTAAATCCATATAAGGCGATGAGATGGAGAATTGAGCACATCACCATCTTTTGCATCTTTAATTGTCCAAAGGTGATAATTTTTATTTAAATCGTCTCTATTAGTCCATAGATGGTTTCCATCGGTATCATGCAAACAAATATTATTGCCTGTAACATAATACGCAGTTCCAACGGTATAAACCTTCCCATTTTGGTTAGAAACTACCTTGTCTCCTTCACAGAACTTTATTTCTACATTCTCGGTAGGTTTCTGCTCACCTTGCTTTTCAAGCCAATCAATCCATTTATCAACTTCTATATCACTAATATATCTCTTGACAATTTTTTCATTCCGTAAATACGAAATAATATCTTTCTTTATCCTCTCATCCTCATCTTTGAGTTCAGGAAAGATATTTTCAATATCTTCGTTTGAAGCAAAATAATCTCCTTTATCTATACCCTCAAGTAGTCCTCTTGCTCTCTCAAGAGCCTTATTATATTTCTCACAGGTTTTTGCCATCGCCTTAATTTCATCAGCGGTGTATGGTATGTTTTCTTCTATAATCATAATCTCAATCTTTGTTTTTACATTTTAACAATTCGTTAATAGTATTCTCTTTATATTTATCTTCGGCAGGAGTTTCCTTTACCATTTCTATTATCTCATCTATCTTTTCAGCAGGTAATGATTTGAGGTAATTTTTTATAATTTCCTCATCGTAACCACCAAAAAGCCAAGAGATAAGTAGTGCAGCAAAAGGGAATGGTGTATTCTGTCCGTTATTCATTTCTTAATTCGTTTATTAGTTTTTGCTCTTCTTCATCGGTCATGCGATAGTCTGGCTTATAGCCAATAAAATCCGAACAGTAATAACCAAGTTCTTCACACGACTTGTTATGTTTTTCACAAAATGCTTGCGAATTGTCATTATCATCATTCCGTGTGACACACCAAGCACAATGTAAACCTGTGTTACTTATACTAGCATAACATTGTTGCATAATCACAAAATTTTTTGTTCGTGTAATCTAAATATCATTTCAACGCAAGCATCGACAAGACTTTCATATTCGTCGGTAGTTATTTTATCTGACCAATTTAGGTCAGTGTAATAAGCAATCTGATACTTTGAATCGTATTTTCTTATATCAATATATATCTTATATCCGTTATCATCAGTTGTTTCTTCTGGCAGTATTTCTAACAATGCTGCAAGTGACCAGCATGGAATGTCTTTTACCGTGTCTTGAGAATAGTTTATTTCTGATGGCTTAATGAAACTTATATAACAGAGTGGTTCTTCATTAACTATGTATTGCCCGTCACGTGTTACCTTTCCTTCATACCGCTCTGCCCACCATGCGTCTGCGCTCTCAACTGACAATATTTCTGCCAATTTTTGAGATTGTTCTAAGTCAGTATGACTTTTCATAACAAATCTTTTTCTTTGAGTATTAAAATCAAGTCATAACATGCGTCTACCCGTAAGTGACCAAGCAGGATAGCATTTTCTTCCATAATCTTTTTCAATTTCAGGATGGTAACCAACACTTAATTTCCATCCTTCATCAATGAGACTCCAATCATCCCACATCATATCCGCAGTATTAACATCAATTCTAAGTTCTATGAGTTTCTTGGATTGTTCTATGTCTGTGCAAATCTTTTTCATATTTTTATAAAAATAGTATAAACATTCCTTTTAATTCTAAAGTTTATTGTTATCATATTTTTATGATAGTTTTCAATCTTACCATCATTTAAAGGATAAATAGGGATTTTAGAAATATAAATACCTATTGGAAATTTATATCTATTTCTTTTACCTTTCATATATTTTATCTTCATATCAAATTATCTTCTTTAAGTCTAATAATCATTTCAACACAAGTATCAATCAAAGACTCTCCTTCAGTTCTTATAAAATGTATAGGATGTACTGTTTTGCCTTCTTCATCATCATAAAAGTTGACATCCATAAGATAACATATACCTGTGTAAGTTATTTCGGGAAAACAGTCTTTCTTAGCAAGATAATCAAGCAACGCAGCAAGTGACCAACAAGGAATACCAATTTTACTGTTTAGAATATATGGTATCTCACTGTGCCAATATTCTGGCACATCAAGATTATCCCCAGCTATTGCTATTATTTCCCAAGTTTGGTCAGCACTTTCCCTAGGTAGTATCTTTGCCAACTTCTTTGATTGTTCTAAATCTGTATAACTTTTCATATCTTTAATCGTTTAAATCATAAATGTTTTTCTTTGGAAGTATCATTATTCCAAAGAATCTGTAAGGGTTACTATTAACTCTTTGATACCAAACTTCCT